AGAGACTAGGGAGCTAAATGACATTCTGTATTCTAAGAATGGAGCGACTTTTGATTTCTGGATTCATGCTTCAAGTTTAGTTCCAACAAACAAAATTATTGATGGCAGTGATTTAATTCATCATCACAAAATCATATTAGGAAATGAAAATTTCGGTAGCCAAGAAGGAATAACAACTCAAACTAATATTAATAGAATAACACCAGATCAAGGTGGAACTACGGTTAAAGGCTTCCTCATGGGGTTCACCAGAGACAGAAGAATAAGCCAAGGGACTGTAGGATCTACGGATGAATTATTGAATCCAGCTAGTTCTACTTGCTTCTTTATAGCTCCAACACAATCTCTTAATTCATCAGCAATAGGATTTATCAATAAGTCTAGTGCATTGACAGAAGAGAATTGCTTCTCCACCGATGATTCATTTTGCCTTAGGATACCTATAAATGAGAAAAATAGTGAGGGCTATGCTTTCTCATCAATAACGCAAGGATTCCAACATGTAGCCGTGTCATTTGACCCTAAAGAGGGATTTGTTAATGTCTACCTAAATGGAAGCCTAATGGCAACTTCAGCAATGAATCTTGTATTCCCTGTAGTTAAGAGATCAATGCCCAAACTCCCTTCCTTTGTAAAAGCTAATAGTTTTAAATACAGAGCAGTAGACATCCCTGAAGCCCCAGAGATAGTATATGGGCTAGAGCCTAAAAGGTACACTCCTTGGGTGCTTGGTGGTGGCTTTACTGATGCATTCCCCTCTGGCAATTTCCTAGGGTCTTCATTAGGTGGGCAGTACTCAGGATTAGAGGGTTACTTAGGTAGTTTTAAATTTTACAATAAAACCTTATCTGCTTCTCAGATTCTAAATAACTATGAAGCACAGAAGAGCTTCTTCACTAATATAGAAGTTTAATATGGTTCTTAACGAAGACACTACCGTTTATGGATTTTCTAATGTAAAAAGAGAAGATCTACAAACAAAAAGCCAATTAAATAAGTTTTATGGTTTACAATACCCATTAGGTAAAGACACATCTAATGGATACTTTTCCACTATTAGTTCCAGTAAATTATTTAAAGCCAATTTAACTCAATTAGTAAGAACTTCTCCCGGAGAAAGGTTCATGCAACCTAATTATGGTTTAAATTTAAAAAGATATTTATTTGAACCAGTAACTCCTTTTTTATTGGGGGACATGAGAAGTTATATAACAAATACAATAAAAACATATGCACCTTACTTAGAAGTTCAAAAAATAGAATTAACAAGTAAAGACAGGTCTTCTCCCGGATTTATAGCTAACGTAATAATTAAACTTTATTGTAAAATTAAATCTGAAGAAGAAACAACGATTGAAGTTAAATTAGAGGTATAAAATGGCTTTCACTGGATTAGTAACATCTGATTTCATGAAAAGAGTTAGGCTCGATGACTCTAAAAAAGAATCATTATTAGACTTCGCAGCAACAGATTTTATAACTCTAAGAGAAAATTTAGTAAAATATGTTAAAGCGGCTTACCCATTAGATTATAACTTTTTTGCAAGTTCAGATTTAGGAATAATGTTTTTAGAATTAACAGCCGCCATGGGACATATCCTGTCTTATAAAGCTGACTATCTTGCTAATGAAAACTATTTAAGAACAGCAAGATCCAGAGAAAGCGTAAAAAACTTATTAGAACTTATTGGCATTCGTATGAAGGGGCCAACTGGAGCAGCAGCTAATGCAACTCTTACATTAGAGAATCCAAGCTGGACAACAGGAACCGATTATCTCTCAATAAGCCCAGCACAGAGAGTTCTAACCATCACATCTCCTGAGGATGGTAGCCAAGTTTCTTACACTCTTTATAAGACTACCCCGGAAGGAATGATAGATACTTCTGATTCTTCAGAAGAAATCACAATAACAAGATCAGAAAATACTTCTGAAACGGAAATAAAAAACTTAGCTTTAATTGAAGGTAGTTTAGTAAAACAGACAGGACAGTTTTTTGATACCGACGCTCTAAAGACTATTAGTTTAAATCAGTCTCCAATAATTGAAGGTAGTGTACAAGTATTCATAGAAGGTACGGCTCAAACTCAAGGAACCTATACACAAGTAGAAAACATTTTTGCTGCTTCCGGTCCAGCCGACAAAGTATTCCAATTAACCACAGATTCTAATTTTACTGGAAGAGTATTTTTTGGGGATAACTTAATAGGTCAATCACCTTCAATAGGGGATACTTACACTGTATATTACAGAATTGGTGGAGGAACCAGAGGTAACGTAGCTAAGGGTGCTATAAATGGACCTGTAAATGTTACTTTTTACAATTCATCAAACACTTCACTAGGAACTGGCACGGGAAATGTAACTAACTCTTCTATGGCTACTGGAGGATCTACTGCTCAGACAATTGAGAACGCAAAAAGATATGCACCTTTGTTATTCAGATCCCAAGATAGATTAGTAACTCTTAACGATTATAAAGGGTTTACTAATTCATTTAGGGCTTCTTTAGGATCTACAGGCAAATCTACAGCAACAGTAAGAAGAGCTTTCTCGTCAGCAAATATTATTGACCTCTACATTTTAGAAAAAGCAAACGACACTCAGATGAAGAGAGCAACACCAGAATTCAAGAAGCAATTATTAGAAGCTATCGAACCCAAGAAGATGCTGACTGATGAGGTTGTTGTAGTTGACGGTTTAGTAAGAACTATAGATCCAGTGATTACTGTTAGGTGTGATTTAATTTACAAACAAAGAGAGCCAGATATAAAATTAAGAGTTAGAGACTCTATAGTAGACTTCTTTAATGTAGATAACTTAGACTTTGGAAAGCCTTACAATTCATTAGAAGTTACTAGAAAAATATTCAACGATGTTCCTGAAGTTCGCTACTCAACAATAGACAATTTACCACAAAGTATCAAACTACAATTTAATGAAATAATTCAATTAAATAATCTTTCTATAGTAATGGTGTTTGAATGACCTCTAAGTACATTCCAAAAACAGTTGATGCTAACAAAAACTTTTACAAACACAATTATGTAAAAGCTACTGAGATCATTACACCCAAATTTTATATTGAAGATGATATAACCTTAAGTGGCAATGGGTTATCAATAATTGATGAGTTAATAAATACTCACATAAACATAGCAGACAAATTCTCTACAGTTATTATAAGTTCAATTGGTGGGATATCTCCTGTAACAGGAACTGCTTACTCTTCAATAAACACTATAGATGGACTAGCTCCTTTTTTTGTTAAGCAAAACAACTTAACAGATATTGACGCTAACGACTTTGAAAGAAAAATATTATTAAAAACAAATAGATCTTTTAATGAATTTACGACAAGTTCCCAATTTAGAAATTATTTAACAACTGACCTCTTACCCTCCATAGTTTTAAATAATCCAACAATAACTTTAGAGGGGGTGTCTGCTTCCGAAAGACATGAGTATTTAATTACCAACTTGTCTTGGTTATACTTTTTAAACGTATCTGGGGCTACTTATGATGGATCAACCATAGTAGCTGATGCAATTGTAGACACAATTTGGAGTGGGAAGAAGTTTTTAATAAATGATGCTATTAAATGTCTTACAGAATATGTATTTAGAAATTTTATAGCAAACTTAAACAAATGGATTTCTGGCGGGTTCATACCAACAGACTACTTACCTAATCTTGTTCTTGCAGATACAACATACACAAGTGGAACTCAACAGTTAGATAAGTTAAAAACATTAGTAGATATAGTTTATTCTCCAGATTTTTCGGATCGAAAAGATGAAAAAGTAAAGAATGCTTTCGATCAGTTTATAGAAAATGGATTGTATTTAGATGATGTTGAGCCTCAAGGACCATTTCATAAATATCTAAAAGCTATCTCTTATGCTTTCGCAGATTACTCAAACAAAGTAGATGATTTAGGATTACTTAATAATTTATTAAAATGTCCAGATGAGTATCTTCCTTATCTTGCAGATCTTTTAGGTTGGACTTTAGTTGGATCCGAACCACTAAAATGGAGACTTCAGTTATTAAATTCTATAACTATCTACAAATCTGTAGGAACTAAAAAAGCATTACAATACATCATTGATTCAACGTTTTCTAAAGACTCACTAGATTTATCGTCTAAAGTTCTTGAAATGTGGGAGTCATATGTCCCACATTTAATTTACTATGCTTTGGCTACTGAATCAAAGCCACTACAGAATTTTGAAACATGGACACCTGATGAGGCAACCCGTTTAGGTGTAACTCATATAGCTTCCAGTATAGATGAATCAGTCAGATGTGTTGTTGATGAAATTCTATTAAGGACAGCCAACAAGTTTTCCCTTGATTTCTGGTACATGGGTCAAAGAGTAAATATATCTGACTCAAGGTTAAATTTCAATTATAGAGGAAGGGATATAAAAGTTCCTCCGTTTGAAGAATATCAATATTACATTTATCAAAAATTAAATGGAAACATTTTAGATTATATAGTTGATGAGTTAATTTGCTTTGGAGTGCCAGAATCTTTTGCACAACAGGTAGGAGATTTTATAGCGGATAATTCTTTAAGGTCTACCGATGATGTTTCGTTAGGTTATAGTTGGTTATTATTTACCTCTGGAAATGAATACCCACCTAATTGGGATTCGTTAATTTTAGATATCTCAAATAAGAAAACAGAATATCTTCCATTATGGAATGGAAAGTCTTCGCATTTCAAAATGCTATTTGAGACAAGTAGTTTTACTTTTGCAGATGATTCATTAGCAGTTACTACAAGAGAAGGATTAAGAGTCTTATCACAGCTTATAGATGAGTTCTCTCCTGCTCATGCTATAAAGCAATTATACATAATGGCATCGGCCAGTGATTCTTTTACTTCTGATGCAATAGAATTACCTTATATAAAAATTGATCATGAAGATCCTTTTGATCAAAATGGATCTGATACTTTAGCTTTTTCAAATTACGAAGTATCCGGTCATAATCTTAATTTTTATAAGAGAGGTAGAACTGATACTTATAACATTGTTTCAAGAGAATCAACAGACAGTATAGTAGATACCCTATTACAAACAGGAGCTATTGCAGTTCCTAGAAAGAGTTTTAGAAGAAGAAGTTTTAAAAACATATTGAACACTCACGGATTTTACAATCGTGACGGATTCAATATGCCAACAACATTTGAAAACTATGTAAAGGAAACTTCTTATTCTTCATTAGGCTTCCTACCCCTTGGATTAATTCCTTCATCCCAACAATTTGTACCAATTCCAGATTATGATAATATACCAGATATTTATAGTATCTGCGAAGGTCTTAACTCTTCTTCTATATTCTCTGGACTGACCGTTAGCAACACTTTCCCTTGCAGAGGTCTTCCTAGGCAATCAAATGTAATCCCAGTCCCAGATGACCCTATAGACGTTTACCTGTGGTTTGGTGACAGTCTAGCAACAGGAGATGTAGTTTATAATTCATTATCATCAATGAACACTTACTACACTCAAATTAAAGAGAATGTAAGTGGAACATACATATTTACTCCGAGTTCAGCTAGTTTTGAGTTGTTGAAACCGGGTAAAAATTCTGATGTTCTCAGAGCATCTACTGGCGGGCTATCTGCTGTGATAGGTGGGGATTGGACGTTTGGCTATGAAACTTATATTAAGAATAATAGAAATTCTTATATAATTAAA